GATGCGCTCCATCTTGGCCTGGGTCATGGTGCTGTTGTCGTAGTACTCGCAGTTGCTGCACCGACGACGACGAGCTTCTTTTTCGTCGACTTGCATGGCCTTGCCCAGCGCGACCCAATACACCTTGTTGGCTGTGGGCTCGTTGCTGGGGTTTTCTGGGCCGAGCATCCAGTCGTCGATCACCACCTGGGTGTTCTTTTTGTTCTCGGCTGCGGTGATGAATTCCTCTTCGACCGGAAGGCCCATGAAGCCCTTGGGCATCATCATGAATTTGTCCATGCTGTTTCTCCTTTAAGTAATTTCGCGGCCAGAGGCGCGGATGGTCAGCGAGGTGGCTGCGCTGGCGATGGTGCTGATGAAGCCACCGGATTCCAAGGCTTGGCCAACCAGCTCGGGGCAGGTGTAGGTCTCATCGGGCGCGATGGCGCGGGTGTCCATGATCAAGTTGGATGCTGCTGCGCTGCCTCCAGATGTCACCAAGTTGACACTGATCGTCACGTTGCCTGCGCTGGTGTTGGTGATCGTGAACTTGTCGATGATCGCCTTGCAGTTGGTGGCTGTGTACTGCGTGGTTTGGCTGTTCTCGGCCTGCTTTGCTGGGATCAGCACCTTGATGGATACGGTCATGAGATTCTCCTTATGTGGCTTGTGCGCCGCTGGCGATGATGGTGAGGCCTGCGGATGCGGCCTGGATCTGGATGGTGTCGCCTGCGTTCAGCACTTCGATGCCGTTGTACTGCAAGGCGTTGTTGGCTGAGACTGGCACATCGTACAAGAAGGCGTTGCCAGTGCCTGCCGAGCCTGCGGATGGCACCAAGAACACGCGCACGTTGATGGCCGCGCCTGTGGTGTTGGCGATGCTGAATTCTTTGAGCAGGGCGCGTGTGCTGGCCGGGACGGTGTAGAGCGTGGTGACGCTGGTCGTGATGGCTGCTTGGCCAAACTTGGTGGGTGTGATTACATCGAAAGCCATGTGAGCACCAGGTTAGATTTGACGGAGGCGGGCAGAACATCAATAGTTACAGGGCCGCTTTCCCATCGTTGTTGGACGCCATCGTAAACCAGCACGTCGCCCGTGGCTGGGGCTGGAGCATACACATCGGAGAGCTGGCCGACCAGTGGCTCGGCTTGGACTCTGACAAAGACAGAGCCTGAGCCTGCTGTGGCCGCATTGACCACGGCTGCCACCACCACATGAGGGGTTGGAGCTGCTGGAATATTCTTTGTCAGGCCGCCTGCAAATGATGGGTTGTAGTACAGGATGTCGCCGTCTGCCCATGTCTCGCCGTAGGGTGTGCCTGTGGTGTTGAAACCACGCACCAGGCCGAAGTTGGAGACCAGACCAAAGCCATTATTTGCGATGGCCTCTGCTGCCACTCCCATGACCAACTGTCCATTGGTCAGGCCTGTGGATGGCTTTCCCTTGAGCACGCCAGATGCCCCGACAGAGCCATCGAACATGACCAATTCGCCTTTGGCAATGGCTGCCGATGCCTTGATGTAGTAGTACTGCGACTCACCGATGGCCTGGTTGACGTTGGGCGTCATTTCCAGATTGAGGGTGTAGCCGCCATTCCAGTGCATCCTGCCAACCTTGACGGCAGGCGATGGCGTGGTGGTGTTGAAGTCGATGTAATCAGTCACCAGCGAGTTGTTGTTCTCGATGACTGGCGCTGCTGCAAGCAACTCCAAAGCCTGGGCCAATCGCGGAATGGCGTCAAGTGCCTGCTGAAT